CTAAAAGAAGGTGCAGAAGAAACCATCTACCGTGCTCTTGCAATACGCCATATGGAGTTACCAGTTGGCGAGTTCATTACAGAAGCACTTGATAAGGAAGTTCCCGACTCTGCTAGAGCACTTCTAGAGTCGAACGTCAAAGACGAGATCAAACATGATCTTGCACTTGGCTATATCACCAACGCACTAGGCGTCGATGAAAAAGCTGAAGCCGAAGCATTACGCTTACGTGCAGCGTGGGAAGAACATCCAGACCACACCATATTAAAAGCATTAGTAGCTGAGAGAGCAATCTTCTTTGTGCTACTACCTTTCTTCAGATTCTGTGGTGATGCAGGATTAAGAACAGTATCAGCAGATATATCTAGAGATGAGCAAGTGCATGTCGCTGCTAACTCTCTTGTCTGTAGAGAACTGGGTCTTAAACCTAGCAGATCACTAGACAAGCTAAGAAAGGCAACAATTAACTGGGTAATGCAACCTTTAAAGCAAAACCCCGATAGATTTTTGGACAAAAAATTTTGGCTCGATGCGAGTGATCGCCTTATGTATGAAGGCAAAGCTCCAGAGTTTTCTCAGACCAAGGCAGCTAGAATGCCTGCATTTTTTGAACATGCAAACCAAAATCTCCCTCAATACTCTTAAGCTTCACAATCAACGCTTAGACGAACTGGTTACGAGACTTGAAGAGAACTTTGGATGGAAACCTATCCATCCTAAAGAAGATGTACAGACAATCATGTACAGAGCTGGTCAAGCCAGCGTTATTGACTACATAAAATCCATAATGGACGAGGAAATTTAACATGTGTATATTCGGAGGGCGTCGTGCGCCTGCACCAACCCCATTACGACCACCACCTCCACCACCATTACCACCAGCACCTACTACTCCACCACCTGATGCAGTTAACCAAGATGTTAACCCTCAAGTTGAGACAGATCTCGACGAGACAGGTGATAAGACACAGAGTCAGCAGGCTATGGGTACTAATCAACTTCGTATTGAGAAAGACCCACCAATAAATAATGGTTCACCACTCACACCCGGGAGCGGAGGACTTAACTAATGTTGGCACGTGAAAGATACAATCAACTTGTAAAAGATCGACGACAATTCCTAGACACCGCAGTTGAATGTAGCAAACTCACGTTACCTTATTTAATTCAAGACGATACAACTTCACGACCAGTACATGAAACTTTAGAAGTACCTTGGCAGAGTGTCGGCAGTAAATGTGTTGTGACTTTGGCAGCAAAGCTAATGCTCGCAACACTACCACCGCAGACAACCTTCTTTAAGTTACAAGTTAGAGACGACAAGCTGGGTGAAGAATTACCTCCAGAGACTAAATCAGAATTGGATCTTTCTTTCTCTAAGTTAGAAAGAATCATTATGGAATACGTTGCTGCATCAAATGACAGGGTTGTTATACACCAAGCACTTAAACATTTAATTGTTGGTGGTAACGCTCTGCTTTTCATGGGCAAGGATGGCATGAAGAGCTATCCTCTCAACAGGTACGTGGTTGAAAGAGACGGAAATGGTAACGTCCTAGAAATAGTTACAAAGGAATTGATAAACAAAGATGTTCTCGGCTTTGATCTACCAGAGAAAGTCCCGAACACCGGAGTCGATGAAACCGGAAGTACCAATCTCGAAGAAGTCGAAGTTTACACGTGCGTGAAACTAGAAAACGGCAGATGGAAGTGGTACCAAGAAGTCAACGACATGATAATCGAAGGCTCATACAGTTCAGCACCTAAGAACGCAAGCCCTTGGCTCGTTCTCACCTTTAACTCGGTGGACGGAGAACAGTATGGTCGTGGCAGAGTAGAAGAGTTCCTTGGTGATCTCAAATCTCTCGAAGGATTATCGCAAGCATTAGTGGAAGGCGCAGCAGCAGCAGCGAAGGTAATCTTCCTAGTTAGCCCAAGCTCAACCACTAAACCCCAGACTATAGCTAAGGCTGGGAACGGAGCCATCGTACAAGGTCGGGCGGAGGACGTTCAGGTCGTCCAAGTCGGCAAGACAGCAGATTTTTCAACTGCTGCTCAGATGGCACAAGGTATAGAGAAAAGATTACTAGAAGCATTCTTAGTTATGAACGTAAGAAATGCAGAGAGGGTAACAGCAGAGGAAGTACGTCTTACTCAGTTAGAACTAGAACAATCTTTGGGTGGAATATTCTCATTGATTACTACACAGTTCTTACTACCTTATCTAAATAGAATCTTATTAGTTCTACAAAGAAGTAATGATATACCTAAGCTACCTAAAGAATTAGTTAGACCTACCATCGTGGCAGGAATTAACGCACTAGGTAGAGGACAAGATAGAGAAGCATTAACTATGTTCGTTGGAACTATAGCTCAAACTCTCGGACCAGAAGCTTTAATGAAATACATAAACCCACTAGAAGCAATCAAGAGATTGGCTGCTGCACAAGGTATAGATGTATTGAATCTAGTTAAGACTGAGGAACAGATGGCTCAAGAACAACAACAAGCAATGCAAGCTCAGCAACAACAAACACTACTTGAACAGGCTGGTCAGTTTGCTAACTCTAAGATGGTTGACGGGCAGAACATGCAAGACGTAGCCGGAGCTATGCAAGGACAGACTGGACAAGAAGCACCACCACCAGAAGGTTAATGGCAGAAACATTTACAAGCGATAATACTCCAGACGCAGAGGTTCTTACTTCTGATGGCGAAGTTAATCTTAGCCCAGAAGAACAAGACTCTCTGCAAGTCGGGGAGAAAATGGTAGCCGAACAAGAAGGGTTACTAGCAGGAAAATATAAAAGTGCAGAAGATTTAGAAGCTGCATACCTATCACTACAACAAAAACTTGGAGAAAAGGATGGCGTACAAGAAGGGCAAGAAGCCGAAGAAGTAAAGGCTGAAGAAACTAAAGAGGAAGAGAAGCCAGCAGAGTCTACTCCCGCTATGGCTTTAATCACCGAAGCTTCAGATGAGTACTACAAAAACGATGGCGTGCTATCAGAGAAAACGATAGAAAAATTCTCTAGCATGAGCAGTTCGGATTTAGTTAATGCTTACATCGAAGCACAAAAACAAAACCCACAGCTTAATGCGAACCAAGCTACTACTAATTTATCCGATGCAGATGTGAACCAAGTTCAGAATGCAGCCGGTGGTTTAGCAGAGTACAACAAAGTTATAGATTGGGCTGGTTCAAACTTAGACAACAAAAGCATACAAGCTTTTGATTCAGTTGTAGATTCAGGAAATATTGCTGCAATTAATATTGCATTCCAAGGACTTAAATCAAAATACATAGAAGCAAATGGCTATGAAGGCAGAATGCTTACTGGTAAAGCTCCAAAGAAACAAGGCGATGTGTATAGATCACAAGCTGAACTCGTAGCTGCTATGTCAGACCCAAGATATGATAATGACCCAGCCTATAGAGCTGACGTCATTGAAAAATTATCACAAAGTGACGTTACATTCTAATGGCTACAACATACAGCGAGGACGGTAAGAGTAAGACCACAAAAAATGAAGGTCCTTGCCCCTCTGGATTTTTTAGAAATCCTAAAACAGGTAAGTGTGAACAAGCTGGAGTCGGTCCGGAGTACAAACCATGAGTAAGAAAACTCTTTGGCAGGATATGTTAAAGATCAAACCTACTATCAAACTTCAGACAGCTTATAAAAACTACCGTATCAAAGGTGGTGATAAAACTTTTGAAGAATGGAAGAAAGGACAATGAAGACAAGAGACTTAGACAACTTACTTTATAACGAATACGCATACGAACCTCCAATACAGGTTCTTCCAAAACAAAAACTAATGACACCCGAAGCAGAAAGATTTAATGGCTGGGCAGCAATGCTTGGCATAGTTGCAGCTCTAGGAGCTTACGCAACAACTGGTCAAATAATACCCGGAGTATTTTAAATGGCAGCTATCTCACTAACAAGAGAAAGCACAAGTAATTGGCAAAGATTTTGTGAGTGGGTAACGAGTACACAGAACCGTCTCTACGTGGGATGGTTCGGTGTTCTTATGATACCTTGCTTACTTGCAGCCACTACATGTTTTATAATCGCCTTTGTCGCAGCACCGCCTGTAGATATTGATGGCATACGTGAGCCAGTTTCCGGCTCGTTAATGTACGGAAACAATATTATATCTGGAGCAGTAGTTCCAAGCTCCAACGCAATAGGATTGCACTTTTACCCGATTTGGGAAGCTGGCACTTTGGACGAGTGGCTATACAACGGCGGACCTTATCAGCTCATAGTCTTTCACTTCTTAATAGGAGTAGCAGCATACGCTGGAAGACAATGGGAACTCTCATACAGATTAGGTATGAGACCTTGGATATTTGTTGCTTACACAGCACCACTATCCGCAGCACTAGCTGTATTTTTAGTTTATCCATTCGGTCAGGGTAGTTTCTCTGATGGGATGCCTTTAGGAATAAGTGGAACATTCAACTTTATGTTTGTCTTCCAAGCGGAACACAACATCCTTATGCACCCATTTCATATG